AAAGATTGAGGTTGTCGGGCTTAAAGAAGCCTTAAAGACGCTCAACAAAATTGACAAATCTTTGCGCCGTGAAATCACCAAGGATTACAAGAAGATCGTTCAGCCTGTTATTGACGACGCCAACAATCTTGTGCCCTCGAATGTCCCGCTATCTGGTATGGCGCGCAATTGGAGCACTAGATCAGGATTCAAAATGTTGCCATGGATACCAGGCATGAAACAAAAGATTGCTGCCAAGATCAACACACGAAACATTAAGGAATACGGTGGGAACAAGTCGAATGTTGGCACGTTTCTAATTCAATGGCAAGGCGCTACTGGCACCATGTTTGACACGTCAATGGCAGGGCCACTAGGTCGTGCACTAACTGCACGTTATGGCAGTCGCTCGCGAGTAATGTGGAAAGCGTACGAGCAACGCCAAAACGATGTCATGTCCGAAATGGAGCAGTTGGTGAAGCGCGTTATGGACGAAGCGAGTAGAGAGACTGCATAATGGCAATCAATATCCCGATCATCAGCGAGTTTGACGGCACAGGGGTAAAGAAGGCTGTCAAGCAATTTCAGCAACTAGAAACAGTTGGAGAAAAGGCACAGTTTGCAATTAAGAAGGCAGCGATTCCTGCAGCTGCCGCGCTCGGCGGTTTGGCTGTTGCCCTTGGCGATGCCACACGCGCTGCAATGGAAGACCAGCAAGAGCAGGCCGCGCTTGCGTTAACCCTGCAAAATGTGACTGGCGCTGGCGCAGCACAGACCGCACAGGTTGAAAAACAGATCAGCGCAATGAGTCGAGCGTCTGGCGTTGCCGACACCGAATACCGCAAAGCCTTAGAAGCGCTTGTGCGCGGTACCAAAGATGTTGGCATTGCCATGAACGACATGAACCTTGTCATGGACATCAGCACGGCTACCGGCATGGATTCTGCCAGCGTCGCTGACGCGCTAGCCAAGGCATATCAGGGCAATTTTAAGGCGCTCCGATCATTGAGCCCAGAAATGTCAACCATGATCAAAGAAGGCGCAAGCCTGAACGAAGTCATGGACGTGCTCGGTGGAACCTTTGGCGGTGCTACAGCAACCAGCGCCGAAACCGCTGCAGGAAAAATGAAGATTCTCAAAAACTCAATTGGCGAAACCAAAGAATCAATCGGTGCAGCGCTTTTGCCTGTGCTTGAAGCCGTCTTGCCTGTTCTCAACAAGTTCGCTGCATGGGCTCAAGATAACCCGCAAGCATTCCTTGCTATTGCTGCCGCAATCGGATTGGTTGCAGCTGCAATCGTTGCCACAAACATTGCCATGGCGCTCAACCCGTTTGCCCTGATCGCTGCAGGCGTTGCTCTACTGGTCGCCGCGCTAGTCGTCGCCTACAACAAGTTTGAGTGGTTTAAGACTGGCGTCAACGCAATTATTAACGGCATACTCGGCGCATTCGAGTCTGTGGTCAACGGTGCAATCATGATGGTCAACGGCATCATTCGCGCTTACAACGCCATTCCAATTGCGCCAGACATCAATACCATTGCCCACGTCAACTTGCCAAGGATTGGTGGAGATTCGGCTACACAGGCCGCAAGTCGCATGAACTTACCGCGCATGGCAGAAGGTGGGATTGTCAACTCCCCCACTCTTGCGCTGATCGGCGAAGCAGGCCCAGAGGCCGTAGTGCCATTAGACCGCATGAATACCGGCGGGGGAGTGACTATCAACGTCACAGGCGGGCTTGCTACAAGCGCAGAGATCGGTGAATCGGTTGTGAATGCTTTGCGCGCTTATTCGCGTAGCGCAGGGCCGTTGCAGTTGCAGGTGGCGTAATGCCCGGCACAGCTGTAGTTGATTCAGGCAATTATGACCTGCAAATCGCTACGGGATTTCAACAAAACGCGTTTACGCTAGACGATGCAACAAAAGGCGTATTAGACAACACCTCATATTTTCTTGACGGTTCAGGCGAGTTTGCCAGCGTCATTGACTCAACAATTCGAATTTCGGTCAAGCGCGGCAGACGCGACATTGGCGACCAATTCAGCGCCGGCACCATGACATTTACCATTCAAGACGTGGACGGCATATTTAACCCATTTGACGAAAACAGCCCGTATTACGACACCGCACAAGCCAAGCCTGGACTAGCCCCATTGCGCGAAGTCAAGTTACTGCGTTACAGCTCAACAAATGTTGAAGAATACTTATTTTCGGGATATGTCGTTAATTACGACTACAACTTTGCTTTAGGCGGCATTGACACGGTGACTGTGTATTGCGCCGATCAGTTTTATTTGTTGTCGCAAACATATTTAGATGAGTTCAATCCCAGCGCCGAATTATCAGGTGCTCGAATACAAACCGTGTTGAGCCTGCCAGAAGTAGATTTCCCTATCGCTCAACGAAATATTGCCACAGGCACCGTAGAACTAGGCCACGACGCCGCTTACACCGTGCCGGCAGGAACAAACGTGCTGCAATACGTTACGCAAATCAACGAAACAGCCGAATTTGGTCGTGTGTTCATGTCGCGCGAAGGCGTGTTTACATTCCAAAACCGCATTGGCAACACGCTGTCTGGAAGTGTCGCAGACTTCCATGATGACGGCACTAATTACAAATACAACGGCGTAGGCATCTCGTTTGAGGCGGATTCGGTAATCAACCGATCTGTGGTAACTGGTCTTGACGGGACAACAGCAACCGCATCAAACGCCACATCAATAGCCACATATTTTATTCAAACAGCAAACATTTCAAACAGCCTGTTACACACACAAGGCGACATTGACACCGCAGCAAGTTACTTGCTCAACCCTGACCCAGAGCCACGTTACACAAGCGTAGAAACCGCGTTTCTGATGCTGACCACAGCTCAAAAAGACACGTTGGCAACCCTTGAAATTGGCGACACAATCACGGTAGAGAAAACATTCCCTAGCGGTGCTGGCACAACCCAATTAGCACAAGAACTGTCAGTTGAAGGCATCGAGCATTATTTGGATTTTGCTACAGGCCACAGGGTCATTTACAGCACGGCACCGACCACAGTCGTGTATGAATTCATTTTGGACGACCCAACATATGGCGTATTAGACGCAGGAAATGCTTTAGGATAGGAGCACTTATGGGAGCAAACGCAGTAACGACCACCTACGATTTTACCGCTGGCCAGATTTTGACGGCCGCGCAAATGGACAACGTGAACTGTGGCATTCCGGTGTTCGCGACAACCACGACTCGAGATGCCGCGTTTTCGGGTAGTGGGGAAAAGGTGCTAGCCCAGGGCCAATATGCCTACATTGAAGCAACTAACACGCTTCAACAGTATTCAGGAAGCGCATGGCAAAACGCCAGCGCATTTGTTTGCGTCAAAGCAACGACCACTTTTGCGTCAAGTGCAGCCGTTTTTGTTGACAGCGTATTCACAACTGCCTATGACACTTACCTAATCGTGGCAGAAGGTACCGCAGCTGCAAACGATGCAGTTTTCTTGAACTGGCGGGTTGGCGGTGCAACAAATACCGCAAGCAATTACAACTACCAATATTTGTTTGCAAACGGAGCAACAGTTACAGCATCAAATGCCACAGGTGGAACTTTCGCATACATTTCGGATTGGGGAACAACCCGATCAGCATTTGCTTTAATAGTGCAAACACCAGCAACAGCCGCGCCAACTACAACCCTTAATCAAGGAAACCGAAACGGAAACTTCCTTTTCAACAGTTGTTCTAGTTTTACTGGAAACACCGCTTTTGACGGTTTTACCTTTAAGGGACAAACACAAAACATTTCAGGCCAATACACCGTGTACGGAATGAGCAAATCCATATGACCGAATTAGTTAACGACAACGGCGTAGATCGCGAAGCAACACCAGAGGAAGTAGTGGAAATTGCTGCAGAGCGCGCTAAGGCAACTAAAGAAATTGAAAAACAAGAAAAAGCAAAACTTGCTGCACGTCAAGCAGTAGCCGACAAACTTGGTTTGACAGTTGAAGAAGTTGCCGCGCTGATCGCCTAATGAAATGGCAACTGAAATTGTGGTTTCTATCATCGGTGGCTGTTTCCTTGTATTGGTGGCACTCATCGGCAAGGTCGGCAGCGATAACAAAAAAGACCACGGCAAAGTCCACCAAGTCCTTGGTCGAATAGAACAAAAAATTGATCACCATGTTGAAAATCACCGCTAAAGACAAAGCGATGTTCGCTAGTTATGCGCGCTCGGTCGTTGGCGCATTGATTGCCGTTTACTCAACAGGCACGACAGACCCACGCGACTACGGCAAGGGCGCAATTGCCGCGATTATTCCACCATTGCTCCGTTGGGTAAACCCTAAAGATGCAGGTTTTGGACGTGGCGACAGCCAAAGCTAAGGCAGGCGTCCCAGACGCACGCGATTACATTGGCAACGCAGACGGTGCATCACCAGCACCACGTGCCGGCATGAATGAATTTATTAAGCAAGTAACCGCGCACTCGAATGGCGCGTTTGTCAATCTTGGAAGTTGGGGTCAGCGCGACGTCAAAGGGAAACCAGGTACCCTAAGCGTTCACGCCACAGGTAGGGCGTGGGACGCTGGATTTACTACAAGCGAAAAACACCCAAACGCAACACGAAAAAACGCTAAAGCATTCATTGACAAAATGATCGCTCATGCAAACGAGTTGGGCATACAAATGGTGATTGATTATTTCCCAAAAGAATTCGGCGCGGCATGGCGTTGCGACCGACAGGCTTGGAAGAACTACGACAGCAAAACCGTGTCAGGTGCGCCTGGCGGTCGGTGGTTCCACATTGAGATTTCTCCACAAGCTGCCGACTCGGTCATTTGGGTAAAAGCCGCATTCTTAAAGGTGTTTGGGGAAATCCCACCTAAGGCTTGATCTATGTTCTAGGGTCGGCGTACCGACAAAAGGACAGGCAATGACTGAACCGCAGATCTTTGATTACAGCGTCTATACAGGAGTAATGGACAACGGCCAAGAAATCTTGGTGCAGATATTTACCAGCCCAGAGTCGGGCAAGTTCCTAATGGGACAAATCGCATTCAAAACGGCAACCTCGTCATGGGGTCAGCCCATACCTTTGGAGAAACGATGAACTACTTTGCAGAAAAAATCATAGGGCTAGTACTTTGTACCGTCTTTGGCTTTACGGTCGCTGTGGGGGCTCCTGACGCGTCTGGCGCCACATCTAGCACCATTGCCTTAGCGCCATATTTGCTGGAACCAAGCACCACCACGTCAAGCACCAGCTCAACAATTTACATTGACCCGTACACCTCGGCTTGTGAGCAGTTCAGCGCGCTGGCCGTCAACCTTGGCTGGCCTGCCGATCAACGCACCGTGCTCGAATCTGTTATGGCACGCGAAAGCGGATGCCGACCAAACGCACACAACAAAACGCTAAACAAAGACAAATCACAAGATTGGGGATTGCTGCAAATTAACGGACGGTCTTGGTCAAAATGGCTGCAACAAAAAGGCATCATCAATCAAACATCAGATCTGTTACACGCTCAAACTAACTTGCTCGCTGGATTAGCAATTTACAATTACGGCGTGGAGCGTTACGGCTTCGGCTGGGGACCATGGAGCGTAAAGTGAGCGAAGGCGTGTCATACAACCAAGGCGAACTAACAGAAGAAACACGCAAAATGGTGTTGGAATCATCAGCAATGGCAAACCACACCATGGCAATGTTTGGACTAATTGACGACATCATGGCGATCAGCAAAAACCCACACGCAAGCATCATCCAACGTCTAAAGACAATGAAAAACCAGTTGTCATTAGAAGACCCGATGCCGCTTTACGATGTGACTACACTCGACCTAGCAATCAAAGCATTACAAGCACATTCCTAACCGACAAGGGAGATTCCGACAATGAAAACCTGCACGATTTGCAAAGGCTCAATTGCCTACCCAGAGATAACAGGCAAAACACACTTTGTATGTGACGGCCGTGTGCCGGCAAGAAAACATGCGCCATTCATTCAGGGGATGTTGGCGTCACAGTCGTCTGCTGATGCGCGTTGGACACGCGATGAACAAAACAAAGTTGATGCAGCAATTGTGCACGTTGCGCGCACTAAAGGGTTCTTTACATCTGACGACATTTGGCAACACCTAGGCGATCAGTTCCCAGTCACTAAGGGCATCGCAGGACGTCTGAACGCAGCTGCGCGTCGTGGCATTATCCGCAACACAGGCGAACTGGCATACGCACAGCGCGGTGGCGCGCATGACCATGCACAACGTCTAAGCGTTTGGGCAGGCATCTAATGGGCTTTGATTTAAGCAACTACGAGACAGTCGAATCGCGTCTAGTCCGTTGGTGGGCTGCATATCCGAACGGGCGCGTGTACACAATGATGATGAATTACACAGGCGACGCTTGCGTGTTCTATTGCGAACTGTACGCCGACAAAGACGACAAAGTGCCAGTTGCTACGGGTTACGCAGAAGAAATCAAAAGCGACCGCGGCGTCAATGCCACATCATTTGTAGAAAACTGTGAAACCAGCGCGATTGGTCGCGCGATTGCCAACTGCCCTTTGCAGGCACCTGCTAGTGGCCCTAGGCCGTCACGTAATGAAATGCAAAAGGTTGAGCGCCTAACGAAACCACCGCAACCGCAAGTGCACACACCCTCTGGTGCGTTTGCCACACCCAAGCAAATCGGTTACATCAAGAAACTAGCCAAGGACGGCGGTTACGACGATCTTCGACTATTGGAGTTAATCCAGCGCGAACTGAACAGCGATGAAGCCGTGTTAGAGCTGTTGAAATCACATGAAGCAAGCAGAATCATTGAGGTACTGAAATGACATTGGAAGAACTGATTACAAACATTGAGCGCCTGCAGGCCGTGTACAACAGCATGGTTGACCCTGAACAGCACGAAGCAAGGCAATACGTGCGTTGGGCAATTAAGCACCTTGCAGACAAGACATACATGGCATCGCTGTAATGAAACTAGACCCGAAGATCAGCGAAGCCGACTTTAAGGATGTCGTGATTAGCATCGCCAAGCGTTACGGCTGGCTGATTCACCATGACCTGCCGGCACAAAACAGTCGAGGGCGTTGGGCAACACATGTGCAGGGTGATGTGGGTTTCCCTGATCTGTTTATGGTGCACCCATTCCAAGGCGGTCGGCCGTTGGTCATTGAATTGAAAGCGGAGAAGGGTAAGACAACACCTGGGCAAAAGGTTTGGTTAAAGGCATGTGAGTTGGCTGGATGTCATGCAGCGGTATGGAAACCAAGTGACATGGAGTACATTCTCTACACCTTAAGCAACCCAAGAATGTAAACAATCGGCTAGTAGCACGACCTAAGCCATTCGCACGGCAGTTGGTGACACACGGCAACGTGGGTAGATCGGCGCGCCCCGAATCATGCAACACGAAATGAAACGGGCAAAGCGTCGAGGCGAGCCGTAAACATAATCGGCTAGTGAGTGCAAAGGGAACCAGGATGGGCAATCTGGTGGGTGGAGCATTCACACATCTCTTGACCTACAGATGACATACAGTTAACAAACAAAGAAAGCACCGACATGAACCCGACAACAAACACAACTCACACCAACCGAGGACAAGGCGCGCAAGCGCCGCGTCAGCGCAAGCGAAGCGCGCGAGCATGACACGCAAACTAACCGAACACGACACAGCAATCTACAAACAAGCACGTGCAGAACTACTGCGCGACCAACCATTGTGTCATTGGTGCAAACGCAACACAGCAACAGAGTTAGATCACTTAGTTGAATCAGACAAAGGTGGAACGATAGAGGACGGATACGTTGCAGCATGTAAGCCATGTAACTCTGCGCGCGGAGCAACATACCGAAACAAAAAACTTGCCAACGCAAAACACGCAAGGGAAAAAGCAATAAACGATTTTTTATATGCAAACGAAATGCC